GAGGACGTTAGGATTGAACGGTTTAATTACCTCTGCAAGTTGTGGCGTAGTGCAGCTGACAGCATCAGCGTAAGTGATGGCATCCTTAACTCCGTTTTTCAAGTACGCACGATAAAACTGATATGCAGGATTGTATCGAGGGATTACCCAATAGTCATCGTTATCGCAAATGAAGGGTATTTTCTTCTTTGCAAGGATCGGCAATATATTGTACTGCAAATGTCCTAACCACCGGTTAAATACAACTACATCGTATTTCTCATATGGCAAGTCTGCCCACTCGGTTTTGTCTTGCGAGATGTCAACTACAACGTCATGGTCAAGTTGCAAACGGGCATAGGGCGTGTACAGTCTATGAAAGGACACACCCGATATTCCGTCAAGTAAACAAAGGATTCTCAAAATAATGATTCTGCTTTTGGCTTCGGCACTGCAACGTAGTGAGTCGCTTTGCTTTTGCTGTTTGCCTCTTTCAACTTCTGCACCCTGATGCGTACATCTCCGTACTTGTTGACCTCAAGTTTTCCGTCTGCAATTGCTGCTTGCAATTTCTCGTAGTTGATTGCTACGCTGATGCCATAGTCATCTGACCAGGCACTCCCTAAAAATGTGATGTCTTCCATTACTTTTGTAAAAGTTGTAAGTGTTCTAAAACCATGTCACACGCTTCGTGGTAACCAAGTTTCCAAGATTCGTTCTCTGCGCTGTCTTGAGACAAATCATTCTCGTCAATTACTTTTAGCAAGATTGATGCTAAAATTTCGTTTTTGATGTTTTCCATATATTTTCCATTAAAATGTGGTTTTACTTAAAATCATGCGTTTATTTTCCACTATCAATCTAATTTCAAAGTGACGTTAACTATTTTAGCTTCCACACTTGCGTCAATAGTTTCTTTTGGTTTTCCAAATACCCGTGATAGCAAAGTGTCCATTGAGTATAGGCTGCCTTTCTCGTAAGACTTTATTATCGCACGGGCAACAGTCTTCTCAAGCATGGTAGCATCTGAGTTCTTCAGGACTTCCTTTATGTCGGTCTCATTCATTGCCATAATCGCCTGTATGCTGTCGTTTACTTCGCTTAACTTATAGCCATGCTCTGCGAGTTCGGTGGTAAACTTTTTAGGTCTGCCTTCTAACCAACGTCTATCATCTTCGCCTTTTTTAAAGGGTTTTAAGTTTTCCATTACCTTTGGGTTATTTGCCATCCTATTGCAGTTTTATTACAGATTCTTTAAATGTTTTGCAATCAAATCTTCGGTCTTAATCTTTGTTCCGTTGTGTACTTCAAAGTGGCACTCTCTGCACAGGCACATCAAGTTCTCAATCACGTCTTGCCCACCTTGTGAACGAAATTTCAAGTGGTGAATGTCTACGCCTTGCCTACCGCAATTCTCGCAAGCGACAAAGTCTCCCTTGTCTATGTTGTAATAGTCGAAATATACTTGCTGATGCTTTTTCATTTTGTAAACATTAAAGACCAGTATGTCGGCACTTGAACTTTTTGCAAAAACTTAAAACCGCAAGACTTGAATAGGTCTACCCACTCCCATTCTGACTTAATGTTAATGTGTCCCCAATCCGCATCCATCTTGTTTGTGTGTGGTGTACTGCTAAAGTGAAAATAGTTGCATTCTACTCTTGTCAAAAATGGTATCAATTGTTCGTCATCAATATGCTCAGAGACTTCTATCATTGCAATTAAGTCACCGGTGATCTTCATCTTGGTAAAATCCCCATAGAAATACGTGTCAGCCGCTTTGCGTTCACTTGCATACTCGTGGTGGTGAATGTTACGGTCATAGTAGTGTACCTGCTTACCAAGTCCTCGCATTGCTTTTGAGTATGCTCCTACGCCACCGCCTAAATCGGTAAACTTTTGAAACGGAATAAGGTCTGCTATTGTTTTAGCAGTTGCCTCATACAACTTTACAAAGCCTGGGTTTTCCAAACTTATGCCGTTGTCTATTTCCCATTGGAAACATTTGGCATCGTTCCAATTGCCATTAAAGCTATTTACGCTTGCGCTTTGGTCGTTGCTCATCAGTTGCAATTTGTGCTTGTTGTAAACTTTCAGCTCTGATTACCAAGGACAGTACACCCTCAACCTTGCAAGTGCTGCACATTGGCATAGGTCTTCCGTTAATCTCTTTGTAAAGTTGTCCAAGTTCTACGTTTTGGCTTGGGGTCAATTTAAATACTTGGGTATCTCTATAAAGCATATACGCTGGGCGTAACACTGTCATAGTGAAATTTATTTGGTCATCGTTCATATATATTTATTAATTAGGGTTGCAATAGCTGCCGATAAAAAGGCGTAGGTTAAACCCTCAAGCGTGTGGAAATAAAGGGCTCCTAGCCAAAAACCCATACACAGCTCACACGTAAAAGGTTTAACCCTTAACCTCCAAGTCCAATTTCTAACGAGGATAACTCCCGCGCTTGCGATGCCGCAAATCTCAATTAAAGTGTTTGCCATAATTTATCTCGTAGTATTTGGTTGCTTTATCTTTTACCATTTTTATAACTCGCCATATTTCGTGGCGGCTTATACCGGTGCTTCTATTTAATGATCGGGCATTCATCTGTGCAATGTTTTTGTCTTTGTCTCCGTCTCTGTAAAGAGTCCAAATAGTCATATGATACCAATCTAACTCACTCACTACTTTATCAACGCATAACTGCATTAAATCGCTTTGTATGTCGTAATCATCGGCAGGTAGTTCAAGTTGTTCAACGTCTTCCATTCCGATCGGGTTTAAAAAACCTTTTGCGAAACTTGTGTACTTGCCGTAGTATTGATTCATGACTATTCGAATTACAAAACCTTCCCAATAACCGGATGCGTATTTATCTTCAATCCACTTATCGTCCTTCTCACATAAAATTAAGAACAGTTCCTGGTATAGGTCACTTGCTAACTCCTTACCAACTTTGACGCAAACATCCCGTACCCATGCCTGAGTAGTTAATTCTGCGATTATCTGCGCCTTTTTGATATAACAAAGTTAATTGCATTTTGTTGTCATTTATGCACATTTTATTCAAACTCATAAAACATAACAATTTTGCAACCTTTGTCTATGCTGTACACTTCCCATCCTTGTTTAATGTATTTCTTGGCGTAGTAGATTACTTCCGTGTCGGTGTCCAAAATGATCGACAGAAACTCTCTACCCCTGCGCACTGTTAAATCTATCGATTGCGGCATTGTAGTAAATTGTTTCTGATTTGTACTTCATGTTTAAATAATTGTCATAGTTGCTGATTAGATTAATCACGCTGCTATGATGGCGATTGATATAACGGGCTATGTGCTTTAATGACTTTCTCATTCTCATCCGTGACATATAACAAAACAAAGCTCGTGCTGTTACAATCTCCCTGTCTCGCTTATGGCTTAAAATGTCATCTTGAAATACGTTTGTCACCTCGCTAACGATTTGCAGAACCTCACCAAGTTGTAAATCAAATTTAGGTATTACCATTGGTTTGATAATTTTAGCACGTAACTCTGCGATTTCTCGATTTAACTTTTCAATTTGAGCATCATGCACGTTTTTCATTCTTTCGTGCCTTGCCTTTAGTGTGATGTAATCGTATGTGTAGTCTTTCATAAGTTGTCGCAATTTGCGGTAGGTTGTAATTGTTTAAATATTTCGTATGCTACTTGTGGTACTATTGCGTTGCCGTATGCTTTGATTGATTCTTTTCGCCATTTAGGAAAGGTAATATCATCCAACTTGGTGGGAAGCCCATCATCTCCGCCACAAATCGAGGGTTCAGTTGGGAAGTCTCCGAAGTCTGTAGGTACCTTGTCAATGTCATTGAATGCATCGATCCTGGTTTTACTTGTGTTGATTTCATTGTTGCCGTTGCGTTGGTTGAGTCCATTGCTGTTGGAGTAGGCAACAAACCATACCCGGTCTCTTCGGTGTGGTGCGCCTTTGGCTGCAGCTGGAATAATAAACGGCTGTACTTCGTACCCTTGAGCTTCCAAGTCAAGGCACACCTGCTCGAATACCAATCCGCCATCAATATTCGTGATACCAAAAACATTTTCTGCGATGACGTATGTGGGTTTAATTTCTTGTATTGCTCTAAGCATCTCTCCCCACAAGTAGCGTTCGTCATCTGTCCCTTTTCTTTTTCCTGCTGTTGAGAATGGCTGACAAGGGAATCCACCGGTAAGAATGTCAATTTGGTTTGCATATTTTTTAAAATCAGTTTTACAAATGTCTGCGTGACTATCGGCACCTGGAAAATAATATTCTAAAACTTTACGAGGTATTTCCATCCATTCGCAATGAAAGACGTTTTCCCACCCCATCCATTCGGCAGCAAGATCAAAGCCACCTATTCCCGAAAACAAACTTGCGTGTCTCATAATAGTTCTTTATATCGTGTATAAGCTCCTTCAAAACTCATAGGTATACTAACGCATTGCCCGTGTCGGTTCTTGCCTATAATCAATTCAGCATCCATCTCAATGTCGGGTTTTTCATCAGCATAGTATGCAGGTCTGAACGGAAACAAAACAATGTCTGCATCCTGCTCGATCTGCCCGCTCTCCCGTAAATCTGAAAGCATAGGTTTCTTATCGCTGCGTTTTTCGGTCTCCCTTGACAACTGTGCAAGTGCCACTATGGTTATGTTTAATTCTTTTGCAAGCATTTTCAAAGTTCGGGAAATATGCGCTATCTCCTGCTCCCTTACTTTTTGATGCGACTTGATCAGCTGCATATAGTCAATGTAAACAATGTCAAGACCGTGCTTTGCTTTGTGCAGTTTAATTTTTCCAACTATCTCGTTTATGTCTGCATTGCTGCCATCGTCAATAAAAAAGTTAAAATCTAAATCGTAAAGTTTAGTTGTCACTGCATCTAATTCTACCTGTGTAACTTTTGCACTTCTGATTTTGTAATTCTCAAGGTCGCAAATGTAGGATAGGTAACGCTTGGCAAGTTCTTCTTTGCTCATTTCCAAAGATATAAACAACACCTTTGCATGATTACAACAGTCAAGTGCTAACGATAAAGCAATGGCAGTTTTTCCGCTTCCAGGTCTCCCTGCAATTACAATCATATTGCCTTTGTTGTATCCGCCTAAATACTTGTCAAGGTATTGCCATCCGGTGGGTATTCCGGTTATGTTAGTACCTCGTTTAATTGCCTCTTGCAAAGTATCAATGACCTCGCCTGCTATTATTCCAATGGGTTTGCTTTGACCATTCACGTATACTGTATTTTCTACCAATAAAGTGTTAATTTTAGTGATTAAGTCAGACAAATCTATATTGTAATCAAGGTAGGCAATTTTAGTTTGTAAGTTGTGTTTTTTATACGCCATCTCAAGCTGCAATATTTCCTGCTCAATGTACATATTTGTGGTGACTTGGTTACTCCATGCCGCAATATCTTTCAGGTGCGCTCTAAACCTCATACCGATACTTGCCAAGTTTATTGGTTGGTTGTCAAGGTAAAACTCTTGCATTGTTGAAACAACCTCTTTGCGGTAGTCGGTAAACCATAATGGATTTAAACGCATTATGTAGTTGTGTGTAGTGGGATAGATCATCATCTGTCCAAGTACGTTTATTTCTATGTTAGTCATCTAATGTGGCTCTTTTTAGTTTAGGTGCTTCTGTTACTTTGTCTCTACTTAACCAATTACGTGCAGCTGCTCTCCAATCTTTCATTTGCTGACTTCCTACCTTCCAACCTTTAGAAGTGTAAAAGTCGTGAAAGCGATTTGCATCAAGTGCAGGAAACTCTATTTTTAACTCTTCAATGGTCGGTACTATAAATGTTTGTTTTATATTGTTTGTTTTATATTGTTTTGATGAGGTCAGTTTGACACTATCGATAGGGTCAATTTGACCTAATGCATTGGTCATTGTGTACCAATTGGTTTTATTCATAGGATTGCTATCAAGTTGCATAACCTCAATAACCTTTTCTTGATGTAATTTTCTTAGACATCTCTTGATAGTAGATTCACTCATAAACGTGTATATTTCATGCCATTCTCTGACGCTGTTATACATCCATACCTTGCCGTGTTTAATGTGAGTAGGCTTGCTCTTATTAAGTTGCAATCCAATTTGTATACCCTGTATTAGGATAGCCGATTCAATACCGTACTTTTCGGCGTGTTCAGTTTTAAATGCTATTGCTTCAATTTTCATGGCATAAAAAAACCCCATCACAATAGAACGGTTGCAGCGTTTCTATTATAACAGGGCAATATCTTTAACATAGGGAATCTGCAACAATCCCGTAGAACATTACAAATATACTAAAAAAATCTTAACTTTTCGTTTCTTTCTTTATAATTGTAAATTTCTTCCAACAAAGCAAGGTACGTTTTAGTATTGGTACAGTCAACTAATTTAGTAGATTGGTACTTTATCTTCTGCATCATTTTTTCGTGACTATAACCTTTAATATTGTATACGATTACTAAGCCTATTACAAATGTTCTACGGTCAGCGCCAGGATAATATTTTTGCCATTCCTTAATCCATTGCAAAATTGTATTACCTCTACTTTTATATGGTAGTTTTAAATTACCATTTCTTAAAAGTTCCATTGTACTACCTCCACCTTGACCACTTGTAAATAATGCCAATAATTGAGTTACTCCTAATTTAGTTGTATGCAACAGATTCTTTAAATAGCAATACTCTTGCATACCCATTGAACAATAACCATCAATATAATCTTCTGATTTCCAATTTTTAGTATTAGCGTTTAAAACTTGAATTTCACGCAGACCTAATCCTTTTACAACAATGTAATAAACAGGCTTTTTTAGTTCTTGACATACATTAAATCGGTGCTGTCCGTCAATAATTTCATACCGCTCGTTTACTAAAATTGGATTAGCGTGTAGCAAGTCTAAGTCTTTTACGCTGTGCATTAGTCTTTTTAAATGCAACTGATTGAGTTCTCGATTACCTTGTTTAGTTTTAAACTTTGTGTAATCGTTTGTTTTTTGTACGGTGTTTACCGTGTTGTCCTGTTGTAGTTGGTTACTTGTCTTCACCATTGCTACTGTGTTTAAATTTAACATATACCTTATTTTATTTAGGTTCTTTTTTTAATTCGGGGTTAGTTAGTTGCAACTGTCTTTTGCAACGTGTAATTGTAGCTGCATCGGTTAACGTGTATAGGTATGCCAAAAAGAAATCCGGTGCATACATCTCGTTTACGTCTCTGCCGTCTGCGATAAGTTCGTCTCTCCAAACCATAGCGCAAAGCATTCTGTCATTGTCTCTCGTGCCTGGGTAGTTTAGTAATGCCTCAGCAACTCTGTGCATTGCGCTCATAATCCTTTGCCTTTATAAAAGCGTTTAGGTTTGACAATAGCAGGTCGCTCTGACTCGTTTACTTGTCTCGGTGGCTGATTCTTAAATGCCCACCACTCTTTTACTATATGGTATAATACCACAAAGGTAAAGAATACAATTGCAAGTGGGATGGCGATAATTATAGGCATTGTCATAGTGATAAATATTGCTCTTCCAACTTCCACTCGCAATGTAGCAGTGCTTGTGTATGTAGTTCCGGTTGACTGTCGTCATTCCACCAATCGTAAGCCTCGCTGTCGTTGGTGTTGGCAATAACGGTAATTCCGTTAACGATGCCTTTGATTTGGTAGCCTCCAGTAGCACGGTGGCTCATAGTTATGTTTGAGATATCAAATTTCATAGCACAAATATAGTTATATTTTCCTTATTACAATTTTATTTTCTTTATTTATGCAAAATAGTTTGTAACAGTTCCCAAGCAGCCGACAATTTTTCGTCAATCTCATACTGCAAATCGTGCCGCTCTATCTCTGCCATGTGTAGCTGCTTACCTTCGGGCATACGTGGATCGTAGGAAACAAAGTAACCCATCTCTAATTTGGTCGCAAGCATGCCTAACTGCATTTGGTAGTAGTACTCCCGGTGCATTTCATACAAACTATCGGCATCGGTGATGGCAAAATTCTTGAGATGGATAGCACTGTTGTACGGGCATTTGATTTCAAGTATGGCATCCGAAGACATACCATCCGGTGAATAGCCGCTATACTGTCCGTAAGGTATAAATACAAACGTGTCCCCACCATAGTATGACCACTCTTGAAAGAAGTGTTTAGAGAACGCCTCAAACGCTGCTGCTTCATGTTCAAGTCCCCAGGTCAACGCATCTCCGTAAATTGCTTTACTTTGACCGGTTAATAATTCAGCGGCTTTCTCGTATACGAAAGATTCTGCCGTTTTACTGAGCAACCCACCTGATTGTGAGTTGCCCATTAATTTATGAATGACTGATGCAGTAAAGCGATTTAGCCTTGCTTGTTGCCACTGCTCTTGGTTTTGAGTAATTGTAATTTCCATCCTTTCGATATTAGTCACTTTGCTGATTCAATCATTACCTTGTATTCTTCGCTAATCACGTACTTTGCTTCGATGTCCTTGATGCTGCCGCCATTGGTAACGTGAGCGACTGCTTTATCCCACATTGGGTGCTTTGGATGTAGCGATTCTTTTGCCGTGGTAACTTTTATGCCCGTTGCAGAGTTCGCATCGTCATCTTCTTGATTTAAGCAAAAGATAGATGCTAAAGCGTAACGTCTTGCGTAAGTAATTGCCGAACCTTGCGCCTGTGGATTGCTTGCATCTTTTAAACGTAGCACCTGCTCTGATTGCATAAACTCACCACTCTCTGCGTGATAGACCGTTGTAATCAAAACGTCTTCGTGTGGGTGCTGAGTGACAAATAATCCGCATTGCTGCATGATTGGATTAATGACTTCTAAGATTGCTGAAAGGTCAGCGTAGTTCTTCTTGAAGTGTGGATTTGTTGCGCTCTTCTTTACGCTGGTTACTTTGCCCTGAAATTCAAACAAGGCTTTAGTTAGTGTGGTAATTTTTTCAGATGTATTCATTTGTCTTGTAGTTGAATGATGTTAGTTGCTTTTACTTTGTAGTAGTAGGTTAAATCGTGTAGGATGTCGTATCTCTCATCAAAGTTTAAATACATAAAATCGATGATCTGCTCGTCATTAATACGACAAAACTTGTGAGCGTGTTCAAATTGGTCATCAAAGTATTTGTATGCCTTTGTCTGCACCTCACGCAAGTCATAGATTAAGTGTACAAAAGGTAACTCTACCTGTAATGTGTCACCCTCAACGAATATTTGTGCGTCAACTTGCATGGCTTACGTCTTTCT